CGGCTGTGTGAAAAGTGATGCAATTTTGCATGCCCTGCACATGCACTAGCGAGGCTGCCATCCGCGCGCTATACTAGCCTCATGACAGCAGAACAGCAGGCAGGATCAACCGCTCCGAGCATCTCACAGCTCATAGCCTCCCAGGATCACTGGTACGTCAACTTCACGTCGCTCGACGCCGACCACAACAATCATCTCGTCATCGCATGGGCGGTGATGAGCGATAACAAGACGCTAGTGCCGTACATCAGCAGTCCAGACAACCAGAAAGACATTGTGGCGGCCAGCCAGATATCTGCAGATTACATCATCCTTAACCCCTACAGCCAGTGCCCCGCCTGCGTCAGGCCAGAGATTCCTGCTGAGTCAGCATCAGACCCCCTGGTCAAGGTGCAGCAAGACCTCAAGGCCCAGGCCACGCATTCCATACCAAAGGGTTTCGCATGAAGCCACACGGCGTTGCAATCGGCTATGTCCATGGCGAGCTGGTTCATGCCAGGTTCATGACGGGCGTCATAGATGAAATGAACAGGGATGGCGCCCTCGTCATCGAGGAGTTCTCAGAGCCATATGTTGACAAGGCGCGCAATGTCGTGGTCGACAAGTTTCTGTCGAGTGACAGGGAATGGCTCTTGACAGTAGACACTGACATCATCCTGCCGGCATGCGTGATCACACGTCTCATGGCCCGCAGACTGCCTCTAGTTGGCGCCCTTATCTATGTCAACCAGAGCCCAAAGTTCCCACAGATATATCACCAGATTGCCGATGCCAGCTATGGCGACATGGGCATATTCCAAGTCCAGGATAAATTCGAGCCAGGAGAACTGGTCAAGTGTGACGGCACCGGCGCGGGGTGTATGCTAATCCATCGCGATGTGTTTGAGGCCATTCCTGGCAAGCCGCCATTCCGCTGGTATCAGCACGAGATGATCGGCAATGAAATGTTCGGCGAGGACTTCACATTCTACCGCCGTGCCAAGGCAGCTGGCTTCCAGCTCTACATCGACACGGCCGTCCACGCGGGGCATATCAAGCCGCATGTCATCTGAGCCAGGTAGGCGCCCCGCGCGGGATATCGCGCGAGAGCAGCGCGCTTGAGCTAGACCCGCACACGTCCGTACGGTATAATTCGCTTGGCTGGCCTGGTGGCCCTCCCAAGAGGCTGTCGCGCTGACCCCAGCAAAACCCTCCGGTCGCCAGGCCAGTAAACAATGAAGGGAAGTTAATGCCAACGCCGAGGAAGAAGCCAGCAAATCGCACGGGTGCTGGATCCGGCCATGGCGATGATCCACGCTTCATCAAGGTGACGAGTGGCGAGGCTTCTGGCAGGGACTTCCCGATCCCGACGGCAGACAAGGGCTGGCACCCGAAAGCACGGAGCTGGTACAACTCGCTCAAGCTTTCTGGCCAGTCAGTATTCTGGGAGCCGTCCGACTGGGCAACGGCCGTCGCTGCGGCCGACGCCTATAATGTGTTCCTGCGAACGCACAACGCCAGTATCCTGGCGCAGTTTGTGCGCCTGAGCGAGCGGCTTGGTGCTACACTCACCGACCGTAAGCGTGGCCGCATAGAGTTGGAAGAGCCCGTACAAGAAGATGAGGATGAGAAGGCAGCTGATGAGGCGGTCCAAGGATGGCAAGGCCGTCTGTATTCCGTCCCACCAGCTTAGGGCACATGGAGAGGTACCATGACCAACTATCTAAATGGGGCGCATGCCGCTACCGGAATTGGCGCAGGGCGCATGGATGCCGGGGCCGGCAACACCTTTGGCAACTTCACGCTGAGGGTCGTGAGCCCGTCACCCACTAGCGTGGTCGCTCTGGAGACGAGCCCAGACAACGTCACGTTCACAGAAGTCGCACGCTGTACCGGCGACGGGTGGGCCTTTGCCCGTTCCGACCACAGGCAGCGCTACGCCCGGCCGAACATCATCAACATGGGCGGTGCCGGCGGTATCGCATCAAACATATGTAGCTACCCGTAACCTCAGCCGTTCGCAAGGAAGGCCGGGGCAATGCTGGGCAACAGCATTCAAGACATGACGTATGCGTTCATACTGTCATGCATGTTCGTGTTCTCCCTGTTCTTCGGGTGGACCGTCCTGCTCATCCACATGCTCATGCCACGCGGGGCACATCGCATCCGTCGAGGTGTTCTATGAGACAGGACATCCAGCTGGTAGCTCCGCGTGATAGGACGGTGACCATTCCAGATGGTATACCGAAACTCACCCTTGGATGGGAAGCCATTCACTGGGCCTCCAAGTATCTTCGTCAACCTGATGGTCCGCACACCGGGGAGCGCTGGGAGTTCATCGAGTCCCAAGTGCGATTCATCTTGTGGTGGTATTCACTTGACGATAACGGCAGATGGCTATTTTATCACGGTGTGCGCAGATACCCCAAAGGCGCTGGAAAGTCTCCGTTTGCTGCTGTCATGAGCCTGATCGAGCTGCTCGCGCCCGTTAGGCTCAAGGACTTCGACAAGCGAGTGCTCGGAGGCTGTGTTGGACGTCCCGTTGGCATGCCCCTCGTGCAAATTGCCGCTACCAGTCATGACCAGGCAAATGTCAATACAATGCGTATGGTACGCGCACTTTTGCCTCCCAAATCCCGCATACGTGGAGATTATGATGTCGAGACAGGTAAGACTGTGTTCCACATACCGGGTGGTGGGCAGCTCATGGTCATCACGTCAAGCCCGGTCACGGAGGAAGGCGCCCTGGTCACTTTTGCTATCCTAGACCAGACAGAGAGCTTCTTGCCAGTCAACGGAGGCAAGGCGCTGAGCGAGGTCCTCGACCGCAACGTCGGCAAGTCCGGCAGCAGACTACTGGAGACAAGCAATGCCTGGGAGCCCGGCAAAGAGTCAGTGGCTGAGTCTACTTTTGATGCTTGGGTAGCTCAGGAGGAAGGCAGGCTGCGCGGACGTGGTCGAATATTGTACGACTCAAGGATGGCCCCACCAGATACAGACTTTGATGACGATAAGTCAATCGAACGCGGCGTCCAACATGCTTACGGTGATGCATACTGGGTGGATGTTGACGACATCGTCCAGAACCGAATACTGTCACCCAAGAATCCGCTCGATGTATCGAAGCGTTATTACCTGAACTGGCCGGAGGCTGCCGAGGATGCATGGACGACACAGCAGCTCTGGTCTAAGCTCTCTGATCCAGCTTTTTATATTGCTGATGGTGATGATATCACCATGGGCTTTGACGGTAGCCGTGTCAATGACGCTACCGCTCTGATCGGCTGTCATATCGCGACCGGTTTTACATTTAGTCTAGGCATCTGGGAGACAGATGATGGGCGGCGACCTATTCCAGTAGCAGAAGTGAATGCAGCCGTTGAGGCTGCGGCTAAGCGCTGGAACGTTTGCGCATTCTTCGCCGACGTGAATGAGTGGGAAGAGCACACCAAGATCACCTGGCGTGAGATGTTCGAAGCAGACGAAAACTTTGTCTGGTCTATACCAGCCGGGCGCGACCCTCAGCCGGTAGCCTGGGACATGCGCTCTCATATTGCTGAATTCACCATGGCCTGCGAGATGGTACTAGGCGAGATTGAGTCAGGCACCTTTGTCCATGATGGCGATAGCTTCCTCGGCCGCCATGTCGTGAATGCCCGCCGTAGGCCCAATCGCTGGGGAATCAGCATCGCCAAGGAGAGCCCGAAGTCATCGCGTAAGATTGACGCGTGTGTAGCGATGATCATAGCTCGTCATGCTCGCCGACTGGTCCTATCGAGCAAGAAATACAAGGAGCAGAAGCGCGAGGCCGAGCGCGCCAACAAGAGAACAGTCTGGAGCTTCTCATGACAATGGTGAAAAGGATCAAGCGGTTCTTTCTCTGGCTACTGCCGGCGAGGAAGGTGATCATCGAACCCGAACCAGGATACCAAGCATTTCCAGATGGACGTGAAGGTCCAAGGAATCTTGGCGGCTGGAGTGATCTACCATGATAGTCGACATTGAAAATGTTAGCACGCTAGCTGAGCAAATGCTACAGTTCCGTGCAATAGAGCAGAACAGGCTTGACAAGATCGCTAGGTACATGCGCGGCAAGCATGCGCAGCCGTATGCGCCCAAGGGCGTCAATGCTGAGTACCGCTGGATCATGTCTAAGGCCAAGCGCAACTTTCTGCCGCTCGTCGTTTCGGTCATCTCGGAGAATCTACATGTAGATGGCTACAAGCCGTCGGGCGAGACGACGGTCGAAACGGCATCGAGCATAGACACTGACCCTATGTGGAACACATTCCGCGCGAACCGTATGATCTCTCGTCAGCACGGCGTTCACCGATCTGTTAGCAAGTATGGGTCTGCGTACATTGTTGTACTACCCGGCCAGATGGCGCGGGATGAAGAGCTTGAGGCCGATGATGTACCAGTTATGCG